TGACCTCCGTCAAGTCAATCCTCGACAGCGTGCAGCCGCCCATTTCGTCTTTCCGCCAAGCGTTGAACGATCTTCAAAACCAGTTCGATCCGCTCATTCAAAGCGCGAATGCCGCGTCCGCGGCCCTCCTGAAGCAGGCCGAAGCCACGGCGAAAGCCCAGATCGCCAGCGCGTTCAACACCGATATTTCGAACCAGCTTCTGAAAGCCCAGTCCTCAGTTGCCGCGCAATATCACGACATGCTGCAGACGCAGGCGCAGCGGATCAGTGATGCGACGGCGCTCGGCGCGGACCTCAATCAGGTCATGGCCCTGAACCAGCAGGAAACGACGAACTTCGTCGCGAGCCTGTTCCCGGCGGCCAAACAGACATCGACGATCACCGACAACATTCAGGCGCTGACGACCGCGTTTGCACAGCTGTCGGCCCAAGCCGTGAAGGCTGGGCAATCGACCGACCAGATCACGCAAGCCTATCAGTCGGCCCTGACGTCGCTGCAGGCGCAGTTCAATCAGTCCACGGCTGACAGCTTACTGCAAGCGGCTAACCCGACCCTGGCGAGCCTTGAAACCCTGCTCAAGACCCAGAAGCAGCGGCTAGACGACGCCAAGGCGCTAAACGTCGATCTGACCGCAACGCAGCGACTGAACGCAATTGAGACGTCGAACTTCTTCGCCAACCTGTCTGCCACGCAGAAGGCGCAGCTGGGCGACTATCTGGGCCTCATTCAGGATTACACCGGCAAGATCGGCGTGGTCGGAACGCAGCTTCAGGACGCGCTGTCGCCAATCGTGTCGAACATGACGTCAATCATCAACGCGCTGAACGCATCGGCCTCGACGCTTCGGAACCTGGCGCTGACGATCAGCCAGACGAAAGATGCAATCGCGCAAAAGTACGGCGCCGCCGCGCCTACGGACGCGCTGGATGCCCTTCGGTCAAAGTTCCAAGATCAGGCCGCCTTGGCCAAAGGCGGCGACCAGACGGCGCTGCAGGGCCTTTCGCAGCTGGCCAATACATTTATTGACGCCAGCCACGCGCTTTATGGATCTACGTCCAAGTTCGTCAGCGATTACGATCTGGTGCAATCCCTGCTTGGCCAAGCCAGCCAGGGCGCGACGGACGCGGCGACCCAAGCCGAAAATCAGGCGCAGGCGCTGCAGACGCAGATCAATCTGCTGACCGACATCAAGAACATCCTCGGCGACAGCCAGCCGCAGATCTCCGCTCTGCAACTGGACTATCAGGCGCTGCTTGCGTCCTCGACGCAGGTGTCGGCGACAATCGCNGGNATCNTGCAGCAGCCGAACAACGGCCTGACCGGCGTCACGACGGATGTCTCGACGTATCAGATCGGCGCGCAGTCGATCAGCGACCTGCTCGGTCAGTACCTGGCGCTGCAAGCCGCGCAATCAGGCCAGACGCTGAACAACGACCAACTGGCCCAGCTGTCCCTGTTGACTGCGGGCAGTGCTGCCAGCACCAGCGCGATCAACGGCGCTGTAGCGACGGCGAACGCAACGGTTCCGACCGCCACGACGCCGGTCGCCGCGCCTTCGACCACAACTGCCGCGCCTGCGCCTGCGCCTGCCAATACGACCGCCAGCGACACGACGCTTGCGACCGTGTCGGGCTATTTTCAACTGCTGCAGTCGCAGATCAAAACGGACGACGCGACGCAACTGACGGTCCTGCAAAACCTGCTGACCGAGTTCCGCAAACTGACCCTTTACACGCAGCAATCGACCGCGAAGGCGTAACGCGATGGGATCTTTCTCGGCGGTCGCTGACCTTCCCGTCGATGAAATCCAGTTCGGCGGATTTCAGCAGGCGGCGACAAATTTTCAGAAGTTTATCGGCTCGCAGAGCGCAAGCCGCATTCTGGTCGTGCTAAACGCCGTTGCACATGCCTCACAGACCATCGGAACAATCACGCCGCATCCTTTGGGCGGCCAGCCCATCGACGATTTCCCGCCGCAGTTCCTCGGCAGCTATCAAAAGCAGTTTCTGTTCTCCGATGGCCCTTGGTACGGAAAGCCGACAGACCAGTTCAAGCCGAACGTGACCGCCATTCCGCGGATCAGCCTGTCAGCGGATGTGGATCGATTGCTGCCGCTTTCACCGGAAACCGCGCGCCGCGGCACGGTGTCGGCGGGAAACATCGAATTGATCAACGCCGATGGCGCGCTGGATGACCTGCTGGCCAGCTACAACATCGGCGACCAGATCATTCAAATTTTCTACGGCCCAGCTTATGGGGATTTTCAGGATTTCAAGCTGATCGGCGAGCTTGTCGGCGACCAGTTCGAAGCGACCTATGACGTCGCGCGGATCATCATCAAGGGGACGACCAGCTACCTCGACACTCCGCTCTACAGCCGCATGTATGACGGGACCGGCGGCATCGGCGGCGATCTCAGCCTAGCGAACACCGTCGTCCCGACGACCTTCGGCGAGGTATTCAACATCACGCCGGTCCTGATGAACCAAGGGTATTATGTCTATCAGGTCCACGACGGCCCTATCCTGGCGGTCGATGCGGTCAAGGAACGCGGCGTCCCGTTCACCTATAACGGCGACGTTCCAGACCTACCTTCGCTTGAAGCGGCGACCGTGCCGTCTGGAACCTATACCACTTGCCTGACGCTGGGCCTTTTCCGCGCGGGCTTTTCAGGATCTCCCGCCGGCCCCGTGACGGCGGACGTCCGCGGCGACAAGCCGGCGTCAGGCTATTCCGACCGGATGGGCGACATCCTGCTAAACCTTGCGTTAAACCGCGCAGGGCTTGCCCAGAACTTCCTGCTGCTCTCCTCCTTCCAGCAGCTGCCGACCGGAACGGTGGGCTATTACAGCGGCCAGAACGTCGTCACGGTTTCCGACGTGTTTAATGCCATGCTTCTTTCGATTAACGGCTGGTATGGGACCGAGCGCACCAAACTGCTTCGAGTCGGCTTCATCGACAATCCAGCCATTCAGGCTGTGACAGCGATGGTCGGCGACAACCAGACTCTGGACATCAACCAGATCAGCCTGCCGCAGCCGGCGCGCTACTCGCAGACAGTCAACTATCGGAAGAACTGGACGCCGATGGCCGACGCCGACGTGTCGAACGTGCTCGACTCGACCACGCGAGCGGCGCTGATCTCGGCAAGTCAATCGGTCACACTGACCAGCCTGGCGACGAAGCTGCGGGAACGATCTGCCATCATCGGCACCACCATTGACAGCCTATTCAAGAATCAAGCTGACGCGAACACGACCCTGAACCGCATCATGTCGCTCTATCAGGAAACCCGCCGCCAATTCCGCGTGACGATGCCGCGCGCGGGCTATTTGATCAACATGCAGGACTGCATCAGTTTGCAGAACAGCCGCCTGGGCTTCGCCTCGGGGAAAAACTGCATCGTCCTTGGCATCAAGGACAGCGGCACGTCGGATCAAGTCGAAATCACGGTCTGGGGCTGACGCATGGGCTTGAAACTGTCCTTTCAGAACTGGATCGACGACCCGGCGACGGTGATCACGCCCAGCCAAGAAACGACGCAGATGCCGGCCAAGTCGGTCGCGCAGACGCTGTCTTATCTGATCTGGCGCGCGCTGATCCCGTCGTCTCCGACCGTTACCATCAATTTCGATTTCGGTCAGGCGCGACCCGTTCAAGCCGTGGGCGTTCAGTTCATGCGGTCGGTCACGCCCGATCAATACGGCCAGACGCCAGGATATGCTGCGACCGACACAATTCGGGTTGAGCTTACAAACGCCAGCACGACGACCGGCGGCGTGACCACTGCCGATTGGACGGGAACACACGTATATGATTCCGGCACGCTCAATTCGGGCGTGCTGGCCAATTTCGGCACCTATGGCCTGTGGCTTGGTTCCAGTTATTCCGCCCGGTTCATGCGTGTGACCTTCGTGGCGACCTCGCGCCTGACGGTTGGCTGGCTCGACGTCAAACGCATTTGGGCAGGCCCGGTCATCGCGCCGCGCATCGGCTTTAGTTACGGGATAAATCACACATGGGAGTCGGCGTCGAAACTGCTGACGCCGCAGCGCGGAACGACGGTTTTCCCGGCCTACATTGAATCCAAGCGCAAATGGTCGTTTGTTCTCGGATGGGTCGATAACGCTACCGAGCGCGATTTGCTGGAAGATTTCGAAAGCTACATGACGACAGCGGGCGAGTTTTTCATTCACCGCGACGACCTAACGACAGGTCGCGGAGACATGTTTGCGTATCAGACGCAGGTCAGCGGCCTTGTAAATGACAACTTCGGCAAATCGTCGAAATCATTTCTGATTTCCGAAAACATCTAACTTTTCAACAAAACCCATTTTCTTTTTCACCTTATATTTTAAGGGCGATTTCCTATGGCACAATTGGTTTTTGCAAACCTCGTGGCCGAAACGGCGACGGCGGCGGGAACCGGCGCGTTTGCGCTGCAGGGCGCAGTCTCGACGCAATACTCGTCCTTCAGCGGCAAGATTCAGATCGGATCGTATGTCGTTTATACGGCCCGCCAGGGCGCGCTGTTCGAAGTCGGTTATGGGGTTCTGACGTCCTCGACGCAGCTGACCCGCGTCGGCGTCTATGACTCCTCGGCCTCGTCGGGATACGTGAACAGCGTCACGCCCGGTTCGCCTGGCTTCGTGACGTTCGACAGCGCCCAGACGCTGACGATCTACAACGACGTGCCGGCGCAGTTGTTTCTGGCCGTCAACACCGATGGATCACTTGCGGCACCGACGCCGCTGCGCAAGGCCATCATCATCGACACCAACGCCCAGATGAAGGCGCTGGCGACCTATGCTGACGGCGAATCCGTCTTGGTGACCGGCTTCGGCGATAGCTCGGGCGTCCTGCCTGGCCTGTTCCGGTTTAATGCGGGCGTCTCGACCGCACCTGATGGCGTGGACACATTCCGCAATAACAATTCCTCGACCGGCCTCTATCAGCGCCAGAAGCTTGTCATTCAGGGCAACTTTCAAGGAACGGCCACGTTTGACGCTCAAACGGTCGGAGGCGGTTTCACGTCAAAGGAATTTGCCAATCCGTCTACCAGCAACGCGAACGACTATTTCGCGCGCATCGTGGACGCCAGCGCAGGCGCATGGCGCTGGGCCTCGCGCTTCAATCAATCCGGCGTCAAGAACTTCCTAAACCTGTTTTCGCCAGGCAACGCACAGGACCGGATCGAAACGACGGTTCCGTTCGTGCAAGCATCCGTCACGGACTCGACGGGCCTAAAAGCGCGGTCTGTGGCGTTCCTGTCTGGCGTCTCCCGCCTAGCCTTTGCGCGCGTCGATGCGGCCTCATCCTCGGCAGCGGCAGATTACCGCGAAATCCCATTGACGAAAGGCGGCTACATCGTCGCTTCAGTGAAGGACATTTATGACCTGAAGCAAATCGACCCGACCAGCGCGGGATCGGGTTTTGCTGACTATGACATGGCCCAGACGCGCGGCATCAACACCGCCGGCAGCGACAGCGGCCATACCCTGACCGGCAGCGCCGCTCCCGTTTACTGGTACTGGCTCTCTACTTCGACCTTGAGCGAAGATTTAGTGAACGTCGTTCGCCCGTCTGTGGGCTCGGCTGCGTCGGGAAATGGTCGCTGGCTTCGCGAAGTTTCCGACATTACTGCAGGCGGAACATTTACGTCGGGCGTCGCCACGCCGAGCGTCAAGAACGGTCAATTCTTCATCACCGCCGGAACGACCGCAATTACCAATTTCCTGAACGGCTACGAAGGCCAGCGCATCATTGTTCAGCGCGGTTCGGCAGACATAATCATTACGCACAACGCCACATATATTGACCTCGGCGGAACGAACGTAACGCTAACCACGACAAACCCGCGTGTCGAATTGATCAATCAGTCGGGCGTCTGGAGGTCGATTGGCCTTGGAACCGTCAACCTCGCGACAAATGTGACGAACACCCTGGCCATCTCTAACGGAGGCACAGGCGCAACAAGTGCCGCGGCTGCAACGGCGAACCTTTCATATGCGCCCAGTGGTACAGGTGCGCAGACACGATCAGTGCCGGCCAAGCTGGGCGACATCACTTCGACAGCAGATTATGACACCTTAGCGCACGCGCTGACTGCTGCTGCACAAACGCCGCTCGTCAACCCAACCACTGGCAAAGTGTGGTTTGCGCAATCTGCTTCTCCTACTTTTGATGAAGCCTCAAACGTCTTGGGTCGAACGCTGGCGCTTGATAATCAGGGCGTGACGATGGTCGTTCCTGCCGGAAAGCAATACGACTATATCGGCATTCGAAACGCAGGTAACAATAACATCCACACAATTGGTGCCGGTTCAATTGTGATGGGTTTGGCTTATTATCTTGAGTCATCTTCGTCATCTGATGCCAGTTCTAATATGTATGGCGTGATTGGTTCTGTAATCAACAATGGGCCTGGAACGACCAAGGCGCTTTATGGCAGAACCATTGCGCAATCTGGATGTACCGGCGTTGTAATTGCTTCTGTCATCCGAACAGAATTAAAAACCGGCTCGTCTCCTAATACCGCGACTTGCATTCAAACAGGACACGCGGGCGACACGTCAATCGGTCTCTATTCGGTAATGACAATCGACACTGAAGCTGCCAGCGGTAAATCGCAATATGGCATCGTTGCTATTCCGACGATGACTTTTACATCAGCATTTATTAATGCATCGACGGGCGGCGGCGGATCGTTCTTGAATTGGCAAGCCGCAGGAGGCGGCGCATCTTTGTTTAACGTCGATGCAAACGGAAAGATTACTCTTTCACCCGCATCAGCCAATACGAAAATGTTAGACCTTCAAAGCGGCGCCAGGATTAATTTTACCGCTACTGCAGCCAGCAACACAACGGGCGGAACGGCTTCGGCAATTGCTGGAAACCCGAGCCAATACATAAAAATTCAGGTCAACGGAGTTGATCAAGTCATCCCCGTTTACAACCCTTAAGGATCAAAATGGAACCGACTCAAGATGAAATCTTGCAGGGTATTGCGGCTCAGTTTTTAAACATGACTCAAGTAATAATTGCGCATCAAATAAAAGAGCGTAAAATGGTTGAATACATTTCTTCGCTTGAATTAAAAATTAGAGAGCTATCTGAACAAATTCATCAAGATTAAATTTTGAGGCAATTATGGAAAGTGAACGCGGATCATTGCCGGACTTTTTGCGAGCGGAAATTTTGGCGCTGATTTTTGCGCTTCTTGTTCAGGGCGCGGGATTAGTATGGTGGGGAAGTCAAATTACGTCCCGCGTCACAGTTCTTGAAGCCAAAGCCATTGCAGCTTCTCATCAAGCCGAAGACATCGCCCGCATCGACGAGCGAACCAAGTCAATCGACGAAGCCATCCAGCGCGTTGAGCATCGCCTTGACGGACAGGTCAACGCAAAATGACCGACACGCCGCCCACCGTCTCAGAACAACGTAAAGCAGCGTGGGCGGCGCTGCCGGCGCTGGCCGCTCAATCAAACATCCTCGGGCCTTACATCATCCTGATGACGTCATTCGTCGGCGCGGCCTCAGGAATGATGCCGCCTTGGATGGTTCAACAACTTTTTGCAGCCGGGCTTATGGCTTGGCGGGCAGGTGCGATTTGACGACCAAGTACGTCGATCAGGACATTCGCCAGGATGAGGGATTCCGGGACGTTGCCTATCCCGATCCGCTGACAGGCGGCGACCCGTGGACCGTGGGTTTCGGATGCACGGGAACCGGCATCGGGCCAGGGACGCGCTGGACGCTGGCGCAAGCGGTGGCCGAGCAGATGAAACGCCGGCAGGCCATTGAGGTCGCGCTTGACCGCGCAATCCCGTGGTGGCGGCAGCTGTGCGACGAACGTCAGGATGTGCTGGTCAATATGGATTATCAGCAGGGGACAGACGGCGTCCTTGAATATCACCACATGTTGGCCGCGTTGCAGGCGGGCGATTTCAGGCTTGCCGCCCTGAACATGCTTTGGAATGATCCCGACGCAGATCCGCCTTGCCAGCCGACGACCTGGCACAAGCAGACGCCGAAGCGCGCCGAACGGTTGGCCCGGCAGATGCAGACCGGCCAGCGCGCAGCCCAGCCGTCCGCGTTCGGCCAGCAGGCCACGCAGCAGGCGCTGAAGTCCTGACATGCTCGACCATTTCTTCACCGGCTTGCGCCAGATCGTGACGTTCTGCATCTGCCTGGCCGTCGCAATCGCCTGCGCCCGCGTCTTCGCGCCGCAGCTATGGCAGCACGCCACGCAGGCGGAAGCCGCCTTTGGGGCCGTCAGGACGCAGGCGAGCGCGCTGGCAGCCGATGGCGCGTCTGCAGGCAACATGCAAGCGGCTTGCCTGTCTGCGGCCTCAACGGGCGTCCGTGCGGGAAAGACGATCGCTCGGGTCAGCCAGCCGGTGAAACAGACCGGCCAGGACCAGCCCATGATCACCGCGAAGGACATAGGGGATGCTCTACCTTGAAGCCGCTGACCTTGTTCCTGTTGCTCTGGCTTTCGGCGTGTTCGCCGCAGCTGTCAGCGTTGTCTTTCACGCATGGCAGTTCGTCCGTCCCGCCGCCGCCTCCACCGCCGACCGTGATCTGCACCGCGTCAATGACGGCCGAAGTCCCGAAGCGCCCGCCGCTGCCGACAACAGCAGGTTTCCCGGCACCGACGACGCCGCAGGCCGGCCAGGCGGTTTCGACCTATCTGGCATGGCTTCACGACCTTGCTGCGACTTTCAACACCCTGGCCCAGAGGGCCGAGGACACCCGGCAGTTTTGCCTGACCCATCAACCGAAATAGGATCAAACATGTCCTGGCTTTCTGTGCTGAAAAACAATTTTGTCAACGCCGTGACCCATGCCGCGCCTGTTCCTGAACAGCAGGCCGTTCACTCGACGCTGTCGAACCTGGCCGACGCGCTAGGCCAGACGCTGATCGCGTTTGAGCAGATCGCCGAGCTTGCGCTGAATACCTTCGTTAAGACGCACTTCGGGGACATGGCGGCCGCGGCCGAATATGAGTTTCTGCAGGCGCTGAAAAACGTGATCGACCGGCGTCAACTGGCAATTCAGCAGCCGACGCCCGTGCCGATTGCGCCGCCTGCGTCCGTGCCGGTCGCGCCGGTTCAGTAACTCGGCCACTGCCGTTAAGATTTCCAGCCGCCTCGGGAAACCGGGGCGGCTTTTTCGTATGGGGAACACATGCCCGAAGCCAGCAAAAACGGCGACTTCATCATTGACCCGCGCATCAAGGAATGGGCGACCGAAAAACAGAAGGAAGCGATTGATGCCGTGAATGAGGCGGGCGGCTATCGCCCTGCTGGTCGAAAGCTGAATATTGATCACTCCAATCTAAAACATCATGTTGAGGCGGCGCAAAAAAAAGCCGCCCGCCTTGGCTACGCACCGGGGCATTTTGACGCAGGCGTCGCGCCTGGCTATCGCATGGGCAAAGTGACGATCCAGCGCACGGCTGCGGGCGTCGAACGGGTTTGGGAACGCCAGCATCCCGACCAAATCAAGATCCGGGCCGAACTTGAATCTTTCGCCCGCCACGTCGTTGACGACATCAAGGGAATGTCGCCTCTGATTGAAAAGCCAAAGGTCGCGGCAAAGGATTTGCTGGCGACATATTGGTTCGGTGATCCGCATTTCGGATTAGGATCAAACGCCGACGACGGCGGTGACGACACCGACATCGACGAGGCCGATCGGCTGACCCGCGCTGGCATCGATGCAATGGTTTCCCGAATGCCAAAGACCGAACGGGCGATCCTTGGATTCATCGGTGACAACCTGCACGCAAACGACGGATCGGCCCAGACGCCTCAAAGCCGAAACCCGCTAGACGTTGATCCGCGTGGCTTTGGGACGGCGTTCCTATCCTGCTCGCGCGCTATTGCTTATTCCGTCGCTCGTGCGCTCGACAAGCATGAACAAATTGAGGTTTGGATTCTGCCAGGAAACCACGATCCCGATGCTGCGTTCGCCGTGGCGGTCGCGATTTCCATGTTCTTCGACAATCAGCCGCGCGTCAGCGTTCGCTTGTCTCGCGAATATCTCTGGTGGACAACTTTCGGGAAAAACTTGATCGCAGCCTGCCACGGCGACAAGATCAAGCCGATGGAAGTCCACGGCGTTTTGTCAAACGACTGCCGTGACGTCTGGCATCTGTGCGATTTTCGATATGTGTTTTTCGGTCATATTCATCATGACACGGTGACCGAATATCAGCGGACCCGCTTGGAGAGTTTGCGGACGCTGGCAAAGTCCGACGCCTGGCACAAGGGCAAAGGCTATCGGTCAATGCGCGACACCCGCGCCGTCCTTTATTACGCGGGCGGCGGGGAGGCGGAACGCTACACCGTTTCCGCGGCGGTCCTGCAGGAACATGAAATTCCGGCGCGAGGCATCGGCCGCATGGGGTTGAAATGAACACGGACGACATCCCGCCCGAATGGCGATCAGCTGCGGCCAAGGCTTACACCGATGCGTTCCGTCGCCTGGTCGATACCGGCGCGCGGGTTGACGTTTGGGGCGAAGTCGCTGCGGCGGTTGCCTTGGCTATTCAATCGACGGCGCATCGCAATGCCTTGGACTTGGCAGATTTGCCGGATTAAAATTTTACACTTCGACCAATTGTTTAACAAAATCAAATGTCGAAATCTGACGTTTTTACAGGCATGTGTCGGATTTCATTGATTATTTATCCGCTTTGGGACCAGAGGGTCGCAGGTTCGAATCCTGCCGCTCCGACCATTGGCCCGGTAAGGGTTTGCGGCATATTGGCCGTCAGCCATTGTCGGACTGTTTTACAGTCGATTTTACAGTTTCCGTTCCTGCGGCGTTCTCCATGCGCTTGATCCGGTCGATCAGGATGGCTTCGCGCCGCACATAGCGGTTGATGATCCCTTCGACCTGATCTTCGGACCAGCCCATGATTTCGGCTATCTCTCGGATAGAAATGTCGCCAAGGAAAAATCGCGTGGCAGCGGTTCCGCGCAGGTCGTGAAAGTGCAGATCAATCCCGGCCTTGGCCTTGGCCTTGCCGAACGACGACCCAAAACCCGTGCGCCAGGGTTTGCCGTCCGTGTTTGTCAGGACGGTTGTCGCACGCCTCGGGATGGCGTTCAGGTGATCTCGAAGGGCCGAATAGATCGGGACGACGGCTGTCGCGCCGGTTTTGGCGGTGCGGATCTCGATCGCGTGCTGGCCGACATGCGACCACGACAGCCGCAATAAGTCGGCTTGCCTCAGTCCCGTAAACGCGGCCAGCTGTGCGGCCTGATAGACTTCGGCGCTGGAGTGCTTTTTTAGCTCGGCAAGATCGGCGTCGGACCAGATCAGCGCGGCGCGGTTCGCCTTGTAAAGCCGCTTCATTCCGAACACTGGATTCACAGCCAGATCGCCGCGGGCGACCGCGAACGTCATCAACCGCGAAAGCACTTCAAGACCGACGTCGGCGCTGCGCGGAGTGGCCGAAAAACTGTGGTGCCAATTTAAAATTTCGTTTTTGAATTTAGGTCGCGCGAACTGATCAAGGTGCAGCGTCCCGAAGTGCTTCTGAATCCGGTCAAGCCAAGGCGACCAGTTTTGGCGCGTCTTGTCGCTGATCTTAGTCCAGTCGTGCGAGGCGCGGTATCGAGCGCAAAGTGCCGCCAGTCGGTCAGAGTCGCCCGTCTGGCGCTGTCGGTGATGTGCTGCATACTCAGCCGCGAAATCTGGCGATCCCGGCTGTGCGACGATCCTAGGGCCTCCACGCCAGGCGTAATGATACGTCTTCCCGCGCACGGTGACGCTGTGCAGGTGCTTAAGCAGTTTTGCGGGTCTGCGCATTGCGCCAGGCTTTCAGCTCGTCGTCTAGCTCGGCTTCATCTAGCCGCTTGGTTTGATCGGCTGGCAATAGGCGCACGTTTCCGGCGCGCGTCACTTCGACAGCGAATGATCCTTGCGGCAGTCCGCCCTTGATGGCGCCGGCCACGATGCGCGAAATGTCGGCAGCGGTCAGTTTGCTCACTGTTTCGCCTCCGGTGCTGGGGGTGATGCGTAGAGGGGCTGCGCGTTGAGACCCCAAGCGTGGTCCGGGTAATTTGTCAGATAGTGCCAACCCCCTATTGAGCTATGGCGATACCGCCACGCCACCGGCTCAGCCTTAGCCTCACGCTCCAGGGCGGCGACGGCGAGGAGGAGGGCACCTACGGTTTTGGGATGAGAGCAAAAGCGAAGAAGGTGTTGCAAATTGTTCGCAGCTTCCTGCGGGGTCATTGACCGCTCTCCTGCGTTTTGGGTCGGTCCATCAGGTAGAACACGGCAAACCATGTTGTGATGGCAATGTCGGTTGCGTCGCCAATATCCCAAGTCCGCCAATCAGGCACATGCAGGGCTTTGGCGAAGGCGTAGGCGACAAAGGCGATGCACGATGCGACGAACAGTTTCCGGCTCACTGACCGCTCTCCTGTTTGTATCGGACCCAACGCCTGCCGTTATGGGCCTGCACAGTGACGGGGCCATCCTGAGCGTAGACCTTGGCGTAGTGCATAATCTCACGTCGGGCCGCGTCAGGATCAACGCACTCGCATCCGGCGACCGGCTGTCCGTCTTGAATGATGCGGTAGCGTGTCGGGCTCACTGACCACTCTCCTGTTTGAAGCGGGCGAGGGCGGCGCGGGCGATCTCGTTGACCTGTGAAGCGAGATTGTATGTCCACCGTTCGGTCACGTCCGCGATCCGGTTTAATTCCACTGCCAGTTCTTTCGCCGCCTCACGCCAGCGGGCGGCTTCGGCCTTGGCGTCGGACAGCTTGTCGCGAAGGTCGGCTTGATCGCGGCACAGATAGTCCACATGATCGGCGTGGGTTTTTTTCAGCTTATCGTACTCTCGCACGTTGTCGGTGTGGGTGCGCATCAAACCTTCAAACATTTCGCGAGCGTCCTTTGCTTCAGCCTCCAGCGCCGCGACCTTGGCGCGTTCGGCGGTGAGGGCGTCGAGGAGGCGGTAAACGTCATTGCGAAACACTGCGCCATGCGTAGACAGGTCTATAGCGTGGGCCCGCACCTCAGCAATCAGCGCATCAATGTCAGCCATGGGTGTCTCCCTGAAGGGCTTGGCGGGCGATCTGACGCGCATAGGTTTCGGGATAGTTGAGCCGGGTCCATTCAACGGCTCCGCGCTTGAAGGCGACTTCGACGGCGCTTTCCAATTCGGTTTCCAGCCCGTCCACCTTGTCCAACAGCCAATCCCGCTCACCCCGCACCGCCGCGAGGGCGTCGTCAAACCGAGTGACCAGCCTTACGAGGCTGGCGCTCATTTCCAAAAGGTCGTCGGTGTCGCTGTCCAGCAACTCCCGCGCCTCAGCCATCAACTGGTCAAGTTCGGCGTCGGTTTTCATTCGGTGTCTCCTGTAAGGGCTTGGCGGGCGATCTCGCGGAGTTCGTCTGCATCTGAGTAGTTCATGCACTCGATATGCAAGAGCGCACTCCGCAGCCGTTCGACCTCTGCGAACAGGGTGCCGATGTCTTCGAGGGCGTTTTTCGTGCCACTTTCACTCAGGTGGAAATCGTCATCCTTGAAATATCTGGCCCACACTTCAGGTTCACGGTTCAGCTTCATTCACCTTCTCCTAGGGCTGCGAGGATGGCGGCGCAAACAGCCATGAACATGGCGTCGGCACCCTCGGGCGGTCTGCCTTGTTCTGCTTCGTAGGCTTTCCACGCGGCAGACATGGCGAGAACCTTAGCCTCGTCTGAGGTCAGGTGCGCCCGGACCAGCGCGAGGATGGCGTCGGCCTCGGATTGGTATTTGCCTTCATACCATTGGTCATCCACCAAGGCCCAAAGCCGGTGTGCGATCTCGTCACGAAGGCTCACGGTGTAGTCTCCTGTAGGGCGGCTTCCACTTGTTCAATCCTGCGGCCGATCCAGGCCATGACCGGAACCGCCATCGAATTTCCAAGCGCCTTGTATCGAGGTCCGTCAGGGCATTGATCGGCGGGCTTCCCGCGCCAGGGGATGGCTGTGTAGCCCGGCGGAAATCCCTGGAGTTTTTCACACTCCTCGGGGATCAGTCTGCGGACGGCGAACATTGATGCGACCGCCTGAACTTTGTTCCTCGCCTCAAGGGTAAATGCGCGTTCCTCGTTCCATCCGGCCCCTTGCGGTCCTGCGTTTGGATTTTCAGAAACCGCGCGTTCTTGAATTGAAAAAGCTATGGCCGGCGCATGAGCTCCAGCCGCAAGCGGGTGGCATGGGTCGCCAGGCTGCGGGTTGCTGAAGTTTGCCGCGCTGGTGATCTGCGTCGTGTCGAAGGCCACGGGCTGGACAATCACATCGCCGCCTTGATTGCCTCCGACTTGCGAGGTCATAAGCGGCTGCGCGACATCAACCGCGCGGGCCTTGTAGTCCTTCCCGCTATTCATGGGCATGATGGAGAATGGAACGGGCACAATTGGCGTCCCGCGCCCCGTCCCGTCCTCGCTGGCGTCGAAGCCCTCACCGCGCAGTGCATGAGCTATGAGCGGAGCGCCATCGCCATCGGATGATGGTCCCTTAAAATCACGGACTTTCAATGACGGACCGATGGTTGGCGCATGCGAAACGATCAGGCTGTCGCAAGTGTCAACGTCGGTTCCATAGGGCCGGTCGCCACCCGTTCGATTTCCCCCCGCGCGAAGCGTCGGCGCCGTGACGACACACCCGCCGTCTAGGTCGAAATCAGTTCCAAGTCCGCCACCGCCTGTAGGGCGAGCGCTAATTGTGGGGGCAGGCTTTTGCCCCGCTTTTCGGCGCGGCGCAGTATTCCCCGACAGGCTGTGGCGCTCAAAAAGAACCGCGGCGGCAGGGCGCCAGTCTCCAAAATATCCGACAACGAACACACGGCGGCGTCGCTGGGCCACTCCAAAGAACTGAGCGTCAAGCACTCGGTAGGCGACGCCATACCCGAGTTCGCCCATGCCCCCGAGAATGGAACCAAAATCCCGTCCGCCGTTCGATGACAGGACGCCGGGGACGTTCTCCCAAACCAGCCATCGGGGGCGCAGGCGGTCAGCCAGCCTAAGATATTCGAGGGCCAGGTTACCACGGTCGTCACCCAATCCGCCTCGGAGGCCGGCGACGCTGAATGATTGACAGGGGGTTCCTCCGACCAAAAGGTCAATTGGTCGGTAATCTCCGGCCTGAATCGTTGTGAAATCGCCATGCAGCGGAACCTCTGGATAGTGATGGGCCAGGACGGCGCGAGGGAACGCGTCGATCTCGGAGAAAAAAGCCGGTTCCCAGTCCAGCGGATGCCAAGCTGCGGTTGCGGCTTCAATGCCGGAACAGACCGATCCATAAATCACGGTGTAGTCTCCTGCAGAGCGGCTTCTACATACTCAGGCACCCGGTCAGGATAGGCTTCGGCATAGGCGCGCTGCCATTCGACGGGCATGGGCTCGTCGGTGACGCCACCATCGGG